AGGTATTTGCGCTAGATGCTGGATTTTGGCACTGATAAAGGCCAAATAGCACAAGACCACCCACAGCAATGGGGGTCTGGATCCAGACATCATCATAATCATTGGCATTGCGGCCAACATCCGTAACCGTAACAGTACTGCTACCGGCAGTCGTAGAAAAATCTACAGTTGTATTAACTGTTTGGCCACGGGGGGTAATCGTAACCCTATTACCGTTCAAATAGTAAGATAGAGAAGTTTCCGCACCAGCCGCCAAATAGGACTGCGTATTGGTATCTTCCCAAGCCCATAGGCACCGAACCCTAGACCCAACCGGATCTGGATTGAATTTCGTCCAACCACCTAGTTTCTGGACAAGCCCAAGCCCCTGCCGGTCGGGAACAAACCGAACCAGATTGCTTTCAGAAATAGCCGCTTCGTTAAGAGTCGGAGTTCTGTTCTGATCTACGCCGGGAATAAGTTTAAGTGCGGTATGGGGCATCTGTTACCCCCTAGACGGAGAAGCAATGGGAGAAGGTATCTGGCTAGTCCAGCCAGAGCTTTCAAACTTCTTCCTAAACTCCTCAACCATAGCCCCTTTCAACAACGCCTGATATTGGCTCTCATAAGACTGAGCCATAGCAGGGTCATCTGACTGGCGGCCAAAGTTTCGTTGGTAGCCAGAGATATAAATCATGGACGCCATAAGCATCACATCCGGCAGATACAGACTGATAAACGTAGTTGTATTGGTTGCCGACAGACTGGCAGGACGATAAGTTCCAACAATTTCAACATAGTAATTGTTGTCTGGGAACGGCCCAACAAGGTACAGATTGTCATTAAATGGGGCAAAATACTTAGGCAATCCCGTTACGGTAGAGTCCCCATATACGGCATCCAAATACTCTTTTGTCACCGGCAGACATGGGTTCCGCTTACCGAACTGAGGGTTAGTCTGACCAGCCGGAGTAATGATATTCACCTGTTCCAGAACCACAATCGTACCCTCTGGAAGGGTGATCTTGCGGTTGCCGGTAGCCACATTATAGCCGGTGATAGCCGTGGACGTTTGCAGCAAGTCCAAGTCCCGGTACATCCGGTTTTCGGCATAGGTAATGGCTTGCGGCAGGATCGTTATGAACGCCGGGTCAGTCTCATCCACCACAGCAAGAGTGGCAATCTGCGTCTTGAATTGGCTATAGGTAAGGCCGGTGGTCATGGGGAACGCCTCTTTTTGGCATTATAACATCTATTTGTTGCTCTGGCACCACCCCTCACGCCGAGCGTTATTTACCTTAACCTCAACAATAGTCTGATCTGTATCTTTTTTAGACCAGCCTATCGGTTTCCAAACAGAACAGACGCTGGTGTTAGTCCCGACGATGCCCGTCATTTTCCCGCAACCGGCTGGGATCACGGCTAACAGCATCCCCAGCACTAATAGCTTTTTGGGTCCGATCCAGAATGTCTGCATTGTTTTCTGCCTCAATCTTGCGCCTAGCATCCCTACGGCCCTTGCCGTAAATCGTGCCGATAATCGTCAAAACAGCCAGAACGGCACCTCCGATCCGAGCCAACGGGCTGAGTAGAAAGTTAAGCATCGTCCTTCATCCTCTGCCAACGCCAGTACCAGATAGCCGCCGCAGCTATTACTATCAGAACCATAGCAATAACCAAAGGCTCACTGAGAGCTTCTTTGAAACCACTCAAAGCGTCATTGGCTTCCTTGATAACCGGAATAACCTCCTGAGCCGTAGCAACAGCACCGGCACCGCCCGCAATGATTGCAGCGTTACCTTCTTTGCTCTTAGCCATTGTTTTGGCAGGTTTCGGCCTTTCCTCGTCCTCTGCCAGATATTCCCAAGCAGTCTTATACTTGGCTTTCCTGTCAGCTAATCCGTTATGGCCGCCATTGATACGCCGGGTTATGGTTTCAATGTTATTGGCATCAGCGTACTGGTTAAGGTTCCGGCTTTTCCAGTATTCGCAAGCAATCCTGAGAGCATTTTCTGGCTCTGCTGCGGCATCTGGATTGTTTAAGAGATCCACATCTATCTTCTGACCGTATGTACGGTAATTGGCCCTGCCAGTAAGCTGGAATATGCCACGGCCCCGGAACTTAAATCCGTCACCGGGTATATTATTCCCAAGATCCCGCCTACCTTCGTACCGCTTCTGAGCCTTTGTCGGCCCCCAAATCTCATGGGTATAGCGGAAACCAGCCGTTTCATGCGCAGCCTGAGCCCAGAAATGGGCCTTTCTCAACGGCGTATTGATGTCATATTGTTCCAGAATACCATCCGCACAGGCCGCCAAGCCGGATACAAAATTCTTATTCCCGCGGCGTCCAAGCGCCTCAATCAGGGATGCTGAATTGCTCATGGGGGCTACTCCACATTAAATGTAAGATTAGGGTGGCTTGGGTAATTTACGACCTGTTCTCCTTCAGGACATTTGTACCCAATGTGCGCCAGCAACATAGCTTCCCCCTTAGCTACATTCTGCGGGTTCTCAATTGTGATGGAATACGCAAACTTATCTATTTCCTTCGTAGCAGGGCCACTAAAGCTGGGAATAGACGGTTTGGCCTTATGGACAACGTAATTGGAGTCTTTAACCTCCAAGGCAAACTTGGTTACGTCACAGTCCCGATACTTCTTCCTTGCTACGACTACTCGGAAAGAGCCGTTAGCCGGTCCATCGGAGATACTGAAATACTCTGGTGCCCATTCAAGAATAGGCTTCTTAAAGAACCCCGCCTTGTCAGTCACAGCATAGCCACCACCGACCATAGCAAATATGGCCGTTACTAATCCCACCCCCTTAGTAGCTTTCTCAACGTCTATTTCCATCATTTGTCCGCTTTGCGGGTGCCTAGATCGTCAATTTTCCTGAATATTTCATTCAAAATACCCTTAACTTCCTTCATTTCATCACGAAATTCATTCTTCTGGATGTAGTTTGCAGGAAGCTGCACCTCTAGCTTATGCAGATCTTCCCGCAACTCTTTTGTAGCGCCCCAAATCTCCCGCGCAAACCACCCAATACCAGCCAATGCCAGACCCAAAAGGACATTAATGATAGTTTGCGTAGCCATTTTTATGCTCCATTTAGAGCATCGTGGCGGTCCCAGACCCATGTAGCTGCTGCTGCCGGATCAAACGGTATCGTAGCAGTGGGGTCATTTGGCTGACTTGGATCAGGCTGCGTCCAATCAGCACCAACTGTAGCCAAATATGACTGGAGAGAAACCTTATCGGGGACTACTTCAAAGTCACCAGTAGCCCCATCATTGGTTATGCCAATCATAACCATATCACGGGGAGAAGGAGTAGCCGGATCAGGGACTACATAGACGCCGCCAACACCGTCATTGCCAAGATATAGAAAATCCGGGACGGTACCTTCCGCCGTTAAGCGGTATTTCATTACCTGATACATTATCGGCTCCTTTTGAATATTGCCCACTAAAGCAATACGCCCCAAAATGCCCCACCTCACACCAAGGTGCAGCCCAAACAGTCCCCCCCATTTCTCGGTACATACTACAAAAGTTGTAGTCCTCAGACAGCAACTCTCCGTCTTTGACCTTCACTTGGAAGTAGTCTCCGACTTCAGCCGTTGGCGGGATAGTGCTGCCGCCATTGGTATAATACCCTACTTTGTCAGATAAATCATCAAAGACATCACGCCGAATCAGCATGAAGCCTGTCCCTATGTGTTTGACCTGAAACGGCTGGTCCGGGGCAATCATATCGTGCCCCTCCAACTTATTCAGGTTAAATATCCCTGACACAGCAGAGAGATCCGGCTGGTTCAAAATGGCCGCAGAGCGCACAGCATCCCAGTTTATCCCCTTCATAGGGACCGGGCCGCCAATAATAGGCTTGTCTGCTTTTAGCATCTTAGCCACATCGTTAGGCTTGAACCGCTGGTCAGCGTCCATAAACAGCAAATGTGAGGCATCCGTCTGAAGGAAATGCCACACAATTGTGTTTCTAGCCCGCTGGATCAGGCTCTCATTACCCAAGAATATGCACGTTACCTTGTGGTCATACTGGTGCATTGCATCTTGGAGGCCCATAAGAGACTGGACGTACTCACTACAGCACATCCCCCCATACATCGGGGTTCCCACAACCAGATGCATTATTTTGCCTCCAGCCGGGGAACATTGGTTAGGGAGGACGGATCAAACACGTCAAACCCACGGTACTGAGCAAACTTAGCAGGATCATCTGCCCATTTATCGGCACATGCCTCTAGCCACTTCACCGTCATCTCATGGGTAGGAGCAACGCCCTTACCAATCATTTCATTCTCTAGGTTAAGGTAAGCAAATACTTCAGCCTGAGCCTGTGCAGCGTTAATGCCAAGATCAAACAAGTAAATCATGTTACCTTCGTCAATCACCCCATTCCTGCTGCGGGCCGCATTTAGGGCCTGTTTCATGCAAGTCATGATGTGATAACGGGCTTCTTCCCGCTCGTAATCCTCCTCGGTCAACTCAGTCTTACCAACCTTTTTCATCAGGTTATCATACTGGTTGACGAAGAAATTCATTTTACGGATAGCGCCATTCATGTGATCTTGAGTTCCCTTCCGGTGGCTCTCAATTTCCATGATTTCTACTTCTAGCATCTCCCGGTCAAATGGATCTTCCACCTTGTCCAGTTCTGCCTGTTTCTTCCTATACTCAACATCTTTCTTCTTCATGTTGATATAGGCTTCCTGCAACGCAGCACGGGTACGATCAATCTCAGCAAGAGTATGCTTGATGGATCGGATCGGCGTGATTGCCGTAACGTCCAGTGTAACGCCCATAAACTGAGAATGTGACTTATGGAAGTTACTTGTGGCCTGTTCCACTGCTGGCATCTTATCAGCAATGTTAGTCAGCATTTGAGTGTATTCAGGCTTGGATGTAGTTAATCCAGTCTGAATATTCTGGATAATTAGATCGTTCATAGTTCCCCTCTCTTATCGGCTACAGCCCGCCGTGGGCATTAGATATTCCTTCAGTAGTATTTTCAGATTGTATGCCACCTGTGCCACCACAGAATAAAGTACCGAAATTTACTGAATTACCCGTGGAAGCTATATTTACATAATCCATATTTCCGCCAGAAGAACCTCCTGTAACAACAAATCTTATAGAAGATGAAACACATCCACTTTGCTGACGATTAGAAGTTAAATCTCCAAAATCTGTGGCATTTCCAGTAGAAGCAATTGTTACATATTGCAGAACATTAGAAGCACTATTGTTATATCTCTGTAATGATGTAACTGCCCTTGTTGATGATGAACCAGCACAATTATGGAATGAAGGGCCACCAATAAGATCACCAAAATCAGTAGCATCACCTGCGGAAGCTAAAGTAATATATTGTATTACGTTTATAGAAGGTCCACCAACAAGGTATCCTCCAAAGAAAATTCCTCTTGTAGAAGAACCAGCGCCTCCTTGCGCATATAATACTTGTAGAAGATCACCAAAATCTGAAGAATCACCTGTAGACGCTATAGTTATATATTCAATTGAATTAGAACCAGCCCCGTCTTGCGTTCCTGCAAAAACACCTCGGGTTTCGTTGCTAATTCCACAACCATCTCTATATTTTACAGTTGTATCTCCAAAATCACTAAAAGTACCAAGAGTAGTAAAAGTTATATAACCAATTGTATTAGTATTCCCTACCGGACTACTGATATAGCCACCTGCGTATATTCCCCGTGTTGAAGATCCGCAACCAGCAGCACCTGAATTTTTTAGACCAAGATCCCCAAACATAACAGCATCGCCAGTAGTTGCTATGTTAATGTATTGAGCTGCACTTTGATATGAAGAACCCGCACCCCCGCCCCCAACAAAGACACCCATAGCAGAACTTGTCGGCGTGGGTTGGACTGCATCGGCGGCGTTGGAACAACCGAAGGTTCCAGTTATAGATAAGGTTAAATCTCCAAAATCAATTGCATTACCTGTTGAAGCAATCGTTACATAATCAATAGTTGCACCGGATGGTGTCCCACCTCCGAAAACAGCCCTCAATGTAGAAGAAGCCCCTGAAAGAGCATACCGAGAAACCGTTAAGTCGCCGAAGTCTGTAGCATTACCCGCGGTAGCTATGGTTATGTAATCAATAACATTTACAGCGCCGCCACTGGTGAACCCACCAGCAAACAAGCCTCTAGTAGATGAAGCCGCACCTCCACCTGCGTATCTAGCAAGTGTCAAGTCACCAAAATCAAGAGCGTTGCCGGTTGATGCAATTGTTACGTATTGTATCACATTACTTTCTACTCCGGCAGCCTGCATACCTCCGAAAACTGCCCGCGTGGTGGACGCGCACCCCGCAACTCCATTAGCAGGAGTTGTTAGATCTCCGAAATCTACGGAATTTCCGGCGCTAGAAATCGTCACATAACTCATGACGTTTGTATCTGATGTACCTGTGGTTCCACCCGCAAAAATACCACGTATGTAGTTTGAAGCGCCGCCGATATAGTTTAGAGCCCCGTTGTAAAGAGATCCAAAAGAAGAAGCGTTACCTAAAGATGCATAATTAACATAGTCTATTACCGCAGAACGCACTGCTGTGCTAGTATAACCACCTCCGAAAACAGCTCTAGAATTTGAGCTAACTGCCGCCCCAAGCCGCCTAGCAACGGTTAAATCACCTACATCTACCGCATTGCCGGTAGTAGGTATGATTATTTTATCAATGATATTACTTAAATTATTATTACCCGCAAACAAACCAATCGGAGCAATATTCCCCGGTATTGGCCAAAGCCCCTGCTTCTGCCAATATGCCTGTTCATATAACGTCCATACGCCCGGAGCCGCACCATCTTGATACGGACCAGCAGGTGTTACAGGCGTCTTGGTAATTAAGGAACCGGGCCAACTCTTGGACATTCTATCACTCCGGCTTTACAGGCCATGTAACATTAGCAGGGAAACCGGACTGAGCAGGGACATCACGCAACAGCTGGCGATATGTCGCCCAAGCTGCCTTATCCACCCCAGCCCATGCACCGCCGGATGGGGCATCAGCAATCTGCGTCCAGTCCGACTCCTTGAGGAGATCGTCCCTTGTGCTGCGGACATTGTTCTGCAAAGCTGCAACCCTATTGGCGGTTTCTTCTGCACTCAGTGGGACAATGTTCCACACATGCAGCCAAACGCCATTTACCTTAGCAGGAGTACCCCACACAGCCCACTGGGTGGTGCTGTCATGGTCCGGTTCACGGGTCGGATTCACCGGAACAACACCAAAGGTTGCCAGCACGTCATCTGCTGGCATCTTCTTAAACCCTTCAGCGGCGTGATCTCTTTTCAGATCAGCAAGCGTGTATGGGTACTTAATGACAGTATCGTTTGATGATACCTTTGCATACATTGGAGTCACTCCATTTGGCTTTTAAGAACAGAGAGCATGATCTTTGACTTCTTCTGTTCCAGTTTCTCAGATGCCAATAGGCTGGTTATCTGCTTCTCAAACTCAGCAAGTTCCTCCCGCTCATCCTGCGGCAGTTCGCTGATCTTCTGAAGCGCCAAGGTGTAGTTATCAATGTTGATCTGATAACCCATCACTTCGTTCTCACGCGCTTCGTAGTTGGTCTTTATTATCTCACTCTTGTCCATGTTGTTCCCCTCTTGGTTCATGGTGAAAATGCTATGCCACGGATAGTGCCAGGAGCTAAAGTACTTGGATCAGCGTACTTTGTTCCAAATCCACTGGCACTCCAAGTATAGGCAGTGATGAAAGGTGAATCGGCATGACCAACAACAATAGCAGAACTATCGGGGCTGAATTCTACGCCTTGGCCAGTGTTAGGAGGTAAAGTACTTGGATCACTGTACTTAGTTCCAAAACCGCTAGCACTCCAAGGATAAGCAGTGATGAAAGGTGAAATGACATGAGCAACAGCTATAGAAGCGCCGTCGGGACTGAATGCTACGGCAAGGGCGCTGCTAGGAGGTAACGTACTTGGATCGCTGTATTTAGTTCCAAAACCACTACCGGACCAAGGATAAGCATTAATGTAAGGTGAAACACTAGTATTAACAACAGCAATAGCAGAACTGTCGGGGCTAAATGCTACGTCATCGCCAGTGAAGGTAGGCAATGTACTTGGATTGCTGTACTTAGTTCCAAAGCCACTACCGCTCCAAGGATAGGCAGTAATGTAAGGTGAAGTGGTATGAGCAACAGCAATAGAAGCGCCATCGGGACTGAATGCTATGCCATTGCCAGTGCCAGTAGGCAAAGTACTTGGATTGCTGTATTTAGTTCCAAAGCCGCTCCCACTCCAAGTATAAGCAGTGATGAAAGGTGAAGTGGGATGAGAAACAGCGATAGAAGCGCCGTCGGGACTGAATGCTACGCCATAGCCATTGCCAGCAGGTAAAGTACTTGGATTACTGTACTTGGTCCCAAAACCACTAGCAGACCAAGTATAGGCAGTGATGTAAGGTGAAGTGTCATGAGAAACAGCGATAGCAGAACTGTCGGGACTGAATTCTACGTCACGAGCAACGCCAGTAGGTAAAGTACTTGGATTGCTGTACGCAGTTCCGAAGCCGCTAGCACTCCAAGGATAAGCATTGACCCAAGGTGTAACGGCACCAGCAACAGCGATGTTGCCAACGTAGGGTGGGCTTGGCCAATTGCCAGCACCTTCAGCCTGCAT